ATAAAGGAAATTAATCAGCCAAAGGATAATAAGTTAATCATACCGCATACGGAAACTAACACTGATATCTTGAAAACGCTTAGTGGATTTAACTGGTCAGACTTGGCTTTTAAAAAGCTCTATGACATTCCTGTTGTAATTGAGGAACCGAAAATTAAAGTACTGAACCACGATCTATTCGCATATCAAGAGGAAGGTGTTAGTTTCCTTGATCAAAATAATGGAAGGGGGGCTATTTGTGACGAGATGGGACTTGGTAAAACAGTTCAATCTCTTGCGTGGTGTGCTCGTCACACTAAGAGAACTCTGATCGTATGTCCTGCTTCCGTTAAGTATAATTGGGAGAAGGAAATTAATTTCTGGTTGGTAAGTAATAAGAAAGTATTTATTCTTAACGGTAGGAAATCAGAAGAAGTTCCTGATGATGTTGACTACATGATAGTGAATTATGATATAGTAGCTCATAGAGGTAATGATATAGTTGACTTCAATCCGGAAGCAATTATCATCGATGAATTTCATTACGTGAAGGAGTCCAAAACTAAGAGAACAAAAGCTGTTAAACTGATATGTGGTGGAAGGGATCACATAATAGGTTTGTCTGGTACTCCGATTAAGTCAAGACCATTAGAGTTCTTTAATATGCTTAACTTAGTTAATCCTGTTATGTTCCCCTCATGGTGGCAATATGCTCAGAAGTATTGTGATGCCAAACATAATAGATTTGGTTGGGAGTTTAAAGGTGCATCTAACATTGAAGAACTGAACATGATACTTGAAGGTGTTATGATTAGGAGACTCAAGAAAGATGTTCTGAAAGACTTACCTGATAAGATTAGATCAACAGTACCTATCGAATTAAGTAACAGAGCAAAGTATGATAGAGCGAAGAAAGACTTCTTAGCATATACTCTCCAAGAGCATGGTCTTAAGAAAGCAGAGAAAGCAAGTAATGCCGAGGGAGTGGTTAAGAAGGGTGCTCTTAGAAGACTTGCTATTGAAGGTAAGATGAAGGGAATCATTGATTGGTTAAAAGATTTCTTAGAGGATAATGTTGACGAGAAAATAATTCTGTTCACTATCCATAAGCAAACTATTAAAGATTTGATGGTTCATTTTAGTGATGTGGCAGTTGTTATTGAAGGTGATACTCCTGCTAAAGAGAGAACGAAGATAGTTGAGAAGTTCCAGAATAATAAGAAGGTCAAGGTGTTCATTGGTAACATGATGTCTGCAGGAACAGGAATAACACTGACTGCATCATCAACAGTTTGTTTCCTTGAGATAGACTACATACCGAATGAATTCTTGCAAGCAGAGGACAGAGCACATAGAATTGGTCAGAAGGATTCTGTTAACGTGTATTACTTCTTAGGTAAGGATAGTATTGATGAAGAGATTATGATTGATATACTTAATCCGAAAATGAGTGTGTTCAACAGAGTTATTGATGGTAAATCGGAATCTGATACAAATATATTTGAAACTTTAATGGAAGGTAGGGATGAAAAAACAAAATAAAGTAAAGAAATGTTGTGAAGGATGTGGTAGGGAAGTATTGTGTGATGAGAAGGATATATTTCCTCTATGTGATGATTGTGATAATGTAAGTATGAAGAGTTCTTTTGAAAGAAAGAAAGGGGGAAACTGAATGGACTTTATGGATACTAGGACAGCTTATTATGCTGTCGAGACTGAGGTGTGGTTAGGCAAAGTAGAAATAGCAGAGTACTTATGTGATGAACCATTTGATACAGAAGAAGATTGTATTGCTTACTGTGATCTAAAAGGAATTAAGACTTACACAATAGAAGAACAAGTACTTGAAAAAGTACTGTTTGATGATGATCTGGAAGCAGAATGGTTATCAACAGAACTATTAATAAAAACTTTATGAAATGTAAAGATTTTACTTGACAAATGGCATGATATTTGGTATAATAGAGTCTTAGAAAAATATAACTGCGTGCGAACTATAAGATATCTTGATACATGCCAAGGTAAGGAACCATAACTGTTCGCACGGAGAGGGTTCACTTATCTTGGCATTTTTTTATGGAGTAATTTAATGAAATTCAGTGAATGTAGAGGAGAAGTAGGGCAAGTAATCTCACAAGATTTTCTTTCCCCAATGATATTCCCTAGATGGCTTGCCAAGTCAAAGAATCTTTCCCCTAGAGATAAAATGGTATTTCTTGCTCTTCTGCAAGATTTGGAATATGAGGAAATGTCTAAATCTTTAGAAATAGAACATGCATCATCACAAGATGAAATGTGTCATTGGGTAGGCTTATCCCTAGAAGTATTTAAGAAAAGCTTAAACAAACTAAAATCTCTTGGGGTAGTAGAAGTTGAAAAAATAGAGGGGAAAATATTCTATCATATGCTAGATTTTGAAGTGGAAGGTGTACTATGATTATAGGAGAAGAATATAAGCCTTTCAATTTATTTTTTGGTGCTGTCATGCCTAACTGGTTAATGAAGAGAACTGAAATAAATGGGAATGATAAAATGATTTTTAGTAGGCTGTGCCAATATGCAGGAAAAAATGGGAAAGCTTTCCCAAAACGAGAAACATTAGCCGAAGAAGTTGGTTTAAAGGAAAACACTGTCAGAAAAATACTAATAAAATTGGAGGACAATGGACTAATAAAAATAAAACCCAAAAAAAATGGTGTTCCAACAGAGTATATTTTCACTTGGCATAAATGGATTAACACTGGATTCAAAGATGCAGACCTAAAAATGGGAATGGAAAATGGGGATAACCATCCCCGAAATAAAGAGGAAATGGGGATAACCATCCCCGAAAATCATGAAAATGGGGATAACCATCCCCAAAATAAAGGTTGTAAAACGTCTTCAAGGCAGACAGGTAAAGGGTTTGAAGCCAATGAGGAAGCTCCTAAGAGAATCAACTCTTTAAGAGAATCAACAGAACAGGAAAATCCTGACCTCACCAAAAAACCTTGTGATAAATACAATTATGAGTACGTTGGAGATATGAAAGATAGCAGTTCCTATTTTGAAAAGTTAGCTCAAACTAAGAAATCATTTATAGCTATGTTGGAACGAGATTATGGCAGACCTGTTCAGACTACTTATAAAGATAACTTACTTGGTGGTAAGAATGAGAAGTTCTTTAAGTCACTCACTACTTTTCTCTTGGTCTGGGATAAGCAGACTCCTAACAGAGTTCAGACATATAGAGGTTTAGTTAAGTCATATTATAGGAATGTGTTCTTTGAATCAGATGAAACGAGTAAGCATAAGTATTATTGGGAGAAAGCACCAAATCCTAATCAATTGATTACTGAGAATGGTATTGAGATTTGGGAACAGTTTTGGGTAGATAATCCTATGCTACAATTAAAGAGTAAGAAAGTATCTAATGAAGTTAAAATACAGCAAGCAGTAGAGAAAAAGAAATTTAAGTGGTATCTGGAAGAGATTAAAAGGCACATATTTGATAATTGTCACGAATTGTTTACAGGAACTCCAGAACAGAGGAATGAGTATTTTGATCTGAAAGAAATTAGAGATGAAATTGTAATATTTAGAAAGGAGAGTGGTGTGAAATGACAATTCCAGTGGTAGAACCAGAGGAAGCAATTATGTACAGATGTCCTTTCTGTGAGGAGCATAATTATTATATTAATACTTTAGAGTTTTATAGTGCTTTTCAATTTAAGGATGTTCTTTATCAAGATGTAGAAACGGATGCTTTAGATTGTCAAAGGTGTGGGAGAGAAATAAGAGTAATAAGGCATATAACTTAATGGAAAAAATAACTGACTACATACAGGATAGTATAATAAAACTGTTACTTCAAGATAAGAATTTCTTGACGTTATGCAGAACCAGTATCTCTACGAATCTCTTTGACGGAATGATTCGAAAAGATTTGTGCTCTATGCTGTACAGTTATTATGATGAGTTTAAGGATGCTCCTAAAGATGATTTCAAAGACTTCATCAAAGCATCTGATGAAAGGTCTAAGGAAGCAAAACTCTATCGGCTATATTTAAAGAAGATTAAGACCATTGACCTCAATAAGAAGTATGTCGTATCTCAATTGATTGAATGGATTCAGTATCAACAGTTGACAGCAGCAGTCTTAAGATCAGCAGAGTTAATTAAGGCAAAGAAGTATAAAGAAGTTAAGCAAACTATTCTGGAAGCATTCAATACTGAGTTAAATGTTTATGATACTGGAATGGATTTCTGGGATTTCATTCACACAGGTGATGATGATCTGGATGTAGTTTGCAGAACAGGGATCAATACTATTGATGCTAAGATTCATGGTTACTGCAGATCAGAATTATTTCTTTGGCTTGGTGCGACTAACGTAGGTAAGTCATGGGCTTTGATTGACGGAGCTATGAGTGCTTTACTTCAAGGTAAGAATATAGTAGTCTACACTCTTGAAATGATTACCAAGAACTACATGAAGAGATTGGGTATGTCTATGTCAGGAATGAAAAGAGAGTTCAGTTCTAACGATGATCTGATGGTGACGTTTGCTGACGGTACATCTCATAACTTTGCTGACAGAGAAATTCTTAACACTGATTCAAAACTATTTAAGAAGTCAAAAGAATTCTATAAGAAAAGAAATGGTAAGATGATTGTTAAAGAAGGTATTGAAGGTAAGTTCACAGTAGGAGGAATTCACGCTCACCTTAATCAACTTGAGATTAGTGGCTTTGCTCCCGATATTATATTTGTTGACTACGCAGACTTACTTGCAGCAGACAGAACATTTAAAGAGAAGATTCATGAGATAGATGATGTGTTCACAAACTTAAGAGGTTTAGCAAAGGAGAGGAACATCAGTGTAGTGAGTGCAACACAGGGTACGAGAGATGCTATTGATGCTAGGAGAGTAGGACTGAGACAGACCTCTGGGAGTATAGGTAAGGCAAAGATAGCTGACGTAGTGATGTCACTTAACCAGACAGAGGAAGAGAGAAGGAATAATGTTATGAGACTCTTCGCAGCTAAAGTGAGAGAAGGTCAGAAGTACTGGAGTGTGTCAATGATACAAGCACTTGACGTAGGAGCTTTCTGCTTGGAAGATGAGGAAATTATAGGAAATGAGGATGATTAGAAAACTTTTTTTATTTTTTACTTGACATTATCTTATATTATGCTATAATGTATACATAATTAAAATTTAATAACTGTGTGTAGTGTAACGGTAGCACGATTGCTTTGGGAGCATTTAGAGGATGTTCGATTCATCCTACACAGATTTTCAAAGCCTCAGTGATGGAATGGCATACATGTTAGGTTTAGAACCTAAATTCTACAGGTTCGAATCCTGTCTGAGGTATTTATTAACAGGGGGATAAATGGTAAATCGGGTCGCACCTGATGGAGGTTCAATTCCTCTACCCCTGACCATTTAATCTCTCGTAGTTCAATGGCAGAACAGTGGGTTTTTAACCCATCAATAAAAGTTCGATTCTTTTCGGGGGAACATTTTAACCTTAACCAAAGGAGAGTTATGAGTAAAACAATTGAAGCATTAGAAAAAAGTATTGATCATTGGAAAACAGACATATTAAAAAATAGAGAATTTCCATCAGGAAAAGATTGTGCGTTGTGTAGGGTATTCTTTTATGAGGATTGGGAGGGTGATGATCCTGCTACTGGTTGTGCTCAGTGTCCGTTGTATATAGAAGGTCAGGGATGTGACACATATGATTCTCTTTTTAAGAAATATGTAACTGTGCAGGATCATATGATTGTAGAAAAGCAAAAAGCAGCAATAGAAATGATTGAGTTCATGGAAAAATTGTTAGTTAAGGAAAAGGCAAAACCAGTAAAACCAAAAACTATTAAAGAGGATTTGATTGAGAAACTTAAGATAGAATATCCTCATGCATATGATATAACAATCTATTCAGATACGCTCTTCAGGATTTTGGGAATCTCAGAGAATGATCAAAATGTATCTAGTGAAAATTATAAGATACAAGTGTATAAAAAATAAGTGTTCATAGCTTAATTGGAAGAGCAACGGACTTCTAATTCGTTAGGTCTAGGTTCGAGTCTCTTCGGAAGCATTTTATTTATGGTAGATATATATCAATTAGTTAGATTACTTGGCTGTGAACCGAGTGGCTGTGGGTGCAAATCCCACTATCTACCCCATTTTTATTTTTAAGGAGAATAACTTGAAAAACCCTTTCGATATTAGAGAGTACCTCACCTCTCAGGAAGTACACTTTAAGGAAGAGGGTGAGAACATAGGAATGGGTAGTGTAGGTATCTGCTGTCCTTCCTGTGGCGATGATAACTACCATATGGGTATTGATGTAGATACCAAGTTATACAACTGTTGGAAATGTGAGGAGCAGGGTAATCTAGTTAAATTGATCATGTTACTTGAGGACTGTTCTACTACTTCTGCCTTTACCAGAATAAAAGATGGACAGTATGAGAAAGTAATTGATCGCAAGAATTTTCAAGAACAGGTGCAGGAACTCTTAACACAATTTAGTACTATTGAGGAGATGGCGAAGCCTGAGAAAAAGAAATTGGAAGTTCCTTTTACTCACCATTTGCATGAACTTGATGAACAGTTTATATTTGATAGAATGTTTTTGAAATTTATTAAGGAAAGAAATTACTCTCCAGAAGAATTAGCTGAATGGGGAATTGTAGCCGAGGTTGTGGGAGAGTATGGTTACAGATTAATGTTTCCTGTCACCTATGAGGGAGAGATTGTCTCTTACTTAGGTAGAACGGTTTCTAATGATAAGACAAAGTACAAGAACTGTAGTAACGATACTGCTATCATATCTATGAGGAAACTACTCTATGGTTATGACTACATTACAAAAGGTCAGGATAGTCTTGTCATATGTGAGGGAGTGTTTGATACAATAAGATTTGGTAAGGGAGTGGCTGTAGGTATCTTCGGAAAAGATATGTCAGTTGATCAGATGGCATTACTTTGTTCACTGGATATTAGGAAAGAGATTTGGATAGCACTTGATGGAGAAGCCTTATATGATGCTGACAAGATAGCTAAAAATTTAAAGCCTCTAGTTAATGCACAAGTGAAGATACTTGTTCTTGAGTCCGGTAAAGACCCTGACAATTATCCTAGAGAAGAACTTTTGGAAATGATAAAATAAATTTATTTTCTTCTTGACAAAGTATTAAGAATTTGATATACTGTACTCATAATTTAAATCTTATTGAAAGGAGAATCAGTATTAAGACAACTGTAGATAATCCAAAGAGTGGATGGTTAGAAAGATCATTAACTATTGTCTTCGAAAAAGAAATTGAGATGATGATCTTCGAGAGAATTATGCAGTCAGATTATGTGGTAGCCGACTTTGTAGCAGACACAGATACATTCGAAACAACGACAGAGGAAGTACAACATTTATTAGATCAAGTTTGTGAAACTTTAAAAGGAGAATAAATTATGTTAGCAAAAATGTACAATCCAAAAAAGGAAGATTGGAAAGAGAGAACTTTAGCAATAACTTTCCAGAAAGAAATTGAGTATGATGTTTTCAAAAGAATAATGGAATCTGACTGCATTGTAGCAAAAATGGTTGCGGATGATCCTTCCGTAAATGCAAAGAGTGGTTTTGCACAAATACTGATCAATGATATTGCAATAGCTATGGAGGACATATGACAAAGGTTGATGACCATATCTGTTGTGTCTGTGATTCTCCTATAGTTGAGATTTATAAGTACAAAAAAGATAAGGAGAAACATGGTCACAACGTCATAAAATTCAGAAAGATGAATGACAAAGTTGTTCAACTAGGACAGGGCTTACTCAGGCATTCTAAATGTGATCCTAACTCAACTAATTGGATGAAAAATCCTGAATTAAAAAAGATAAGTGATGAAGCAATGGAGGTGGTTAAATGAAAAGAAAAGACATAGTAAAGAAAGCTTTGAAGTTTGCTACTAAAGCTCATGACGGACAAGTACGAAAGTACACTGGAGAGCCTTACATCAACCATACTATAGCTGTTGCTAGATTAGTGGCTAAAGTTAGTGATGATAAGAGAATGGAAGCTGCAGCACTACTCCATGACGTTGTAGAGGATACTGACGTTACTATAGAGGAGATAGTGAGAGAGTTCGGTTTGTTCATAGGTTCTCTAGTTGCTGATCTAACTGACGTATCAAAACCAGAAGATGGTAACAGGAGGATGAGAAAGGAAATGGATTTCAAGCACACAGCGGTGTCTTCTGCAAGTGCTAAGACTATAAAGCTTTCTGACCTGATAGATAACACATCTTCTATAGTTGGTGCTGATGAGGGTTTCGCTAGAGTATACATGGCAGAGAAGGAACGATTGCTTACAGTGCTTAAAGAAGGAGATAGTAAACTTCATAAAATGGCAAGTAACTTAGTCAAAGAGTTTTTTAAGAAAGAAGAAATGTATGCCCAGATTTGATGATAAAGTAATAAAGGAATATGGTAAGAAGATTGCTAAAGCTTTACAGGTTGTAATTAAATGTGATGAGTTCGGAAAGACTTGGCATAAGGATAATAAGGATTGTAAAATCTGTAAGATAGACTCTGTTGAATACCATACTAAGTGTAAGCAGTTTACTAAAGGAGAGGGAGCAGGTCATAGACCTAGAGCAACTACTTACAGGAAGAAAAAGAAGTCTAAGAAGATCAACAAGATTATCTATAAAGCTAAGAAGAGAATGTTGCAACCATTTAGAAAGCATACTAGAAGTGATGTGATTTACAGATTCATAAAAGAGCAGGAAGCTGCTACTACTAATATGCTTATGAAACATCTTTCTGATTACTTTGAATGTGATTCACCTGATTACAAATGTGTTACTGATTACATCTACAACATGAGAAAGCAATTGGATAAGATTGGTCATGAGAAGATTGAGAATTACAGAGGTTGGTATACCATAAAGAAAACAACTAAAGGAACACATTACGGTAATACTAATGAGGCTAGAGCACTTAAAGCAAATCAATTAGAACAAGAGAAAAAAGAAAGGGATGAAAAAAATGGAGAAAGTTTATAAAGTAACATTACCAACAGTTTATGTTATTGCAGTAAGTGAGGAGCATGCAGTAGACCTTGCTTGTGATAAAGTAACAGAGAAAGAGGATGGTTTTAAAACCGAGATAATAGTTGCACTAGACTGAGTAAGGAAGGTTGACAGAGTCTGGTAATGTGCCTGTTTGCTAAACAGTGGCTACCGAATGGGTTCAATTCCCTGCAGACCCACCATTTAGAAATAGAGGGTATGGTGTTTAACGGTAGCATGAAAGGCTTCCAACCTTTTGGTTTCGGTTCGAATCCGAATATCCTCTCCAACTTTAAAAGGAGAATATTATGAATTTAAAAGCATTTATTTTAGCAGTACTTATCTGGATGATTTTAATAGTGGGGACTGTAGCTGTATTTGGTGATGAGCCGATTCTGGATCATCCAACTACGGTAGAAGGTATTCTAGAGGAACTGAATTCTGATCCTATAATTGTTTATCAATTAGGATTTTATTTTGAATGTAAGAATCCAGAAGCATCTAAACCTATTTTAGTTTTGCTTACTGGAAAGACTACAGCACAACTTGAATCTAAATGGAAGCAGTTTGGTCAGTGGCTTCCTTTGGTTAGTAACAACTGGAAGATAGTAACTGGTAGTGGTCTGGTAGTATGTCTTGATACAGAGAGAAGGATAATCTTTGCTACAGATGACAGTAGTGCTTTCCACATGAGTAGGAAGCCTAAACCAAAACCACCACCTGATCCAAATAGAAGACCTGATAATCGTGCAATGGATATATAAAATTAATGTCTTGTAGCATAATTGGTAATGCACCTCACTGTTAATGAGGGATCGACAGATCAATGCAGGTTCGAGTCCTGCCGAGGCAGCCATATAAGGTCGGATGTTGTAAGGTGCATATTTGAGAAGCAAGGCTCAAAAGGTGAAGGATCATTTCCTTCAATGACCGCCATATAATGATCCGTAGTTCAACGGTTAGAATAGGACACTCATAATGTCTTGATCACAGTTCGATTCTGTGCGGATCAATTTTTAGAGAGCTTGGCTGAGTGGTTAAGCGGTTGGCTGCAACCCTTCATACACTGGTTCGAATCCAGTAGCTCTCTCCATTTAAAGGAGAATAATTATGACTGTCTATGAAAGAAATTACAATGTAGGAAAACAGCATCACGACAATGGTTGGCAATGTACTCCACCAATGACTCTGCCTGATCCTCATGCTTTCAGAGGGTACATGGATGGTTATGGTGGGAATGAGTTTAGAGAACCAGTTAAGGCAGGATTAATAATAGACGAACTTCATAAAAAAGGAATGGTAACTATTAAAGGAGAATAGAATGCATGAAACCTGTGAAAAATGTAAGAGAGGAAAAACTGAAACACTGAATGGAGTTGGTAACGTACTGAATCCAGATGTTATTGTAGTTGAGGAACAGCCTGTCAATCATTCAAGACTTTCTAGGGAATTGACTAAAGCAGGTTTCTCTCAGGACAAAATATTCTACACAAGTATTGTTAAATGTAGAGCACCTAAGAAAGGTAAGATAGAACCAAAGATAACTGATCGGCAAATTAAGTTATGTAGTGAGTTCCTACAGGCTGATATTAAGGACATGAAACCTAAACTCATGATACTGATGGGGGGAGCTAGTTCTAAAGCTATCTTAAAGAAGACAGGTGGAGTTAATAAGTTTAGAGGTAACAATATTCCTTTTCATGAGAAGTCATGTAACGTAGTGGTTACTTATAATCAAGAGCAGTCTCAGGTCAGGCACTTACAACCTGTATTTGAGAGAGACTTGAAGTTTGCTAAGTCAACTGGTATGCGAAGATACCGATTTGATCACGACTATAGAGAAGATAATAAAACTCTCGACTCAGAAGATGCTATAGATTTAATGGACATGATTGTTGACGAGAAAAAAGATTTTGCTTTGGATTGGGAAACATATCCATTAAAACCTTTTAATAAAGGTGCTCAGTTAATTAGTTGTGGAATAGCTTTGTCTCATAAAGAATCTTATTCCTTCTTAGTAGAAGACCCTGATAGTATTATGGATGGAAGACTTAAGTATCATTTAAAACAGCTTCTTGAATCCGAATGCGTGAAGATATTCCACAATTATAAGTTTGAAAGAATGTGGGCGAAGCAAAGACTTGGTATTGATATAAAGAATAAAATCATTGATACTCAGTACCTAGCATACATCAAGAACGAAACAAATAGAACACATAATCTAGGTCATTTATCATTCGTAAATTTTGGACTAGAGAAGATCAAAGAAGCTGACAAGTATATAGAGGACATGAGAAAGTGTCCTACAGACTTACTTATGAAGTACAACGGTCTGGATACTAAATTAACTTATAAGCTTAGAGATCATTACACACCACTCCTTGACGATAAGGATCACGCTGTACACACCATGTTGATTGACGGAGCAGAAGCTACTCTTAAAGCTGAGATGGCAGGTGCTTTAATCGATCAAAAAGTTTTAATCAATAACAAAAAGAGGGTAGGTGCTGAGAGATATAAAGAAATGGCTTTGCTTAGAGACATGCAAGTAGTCAAAGATTTTGAAGAAGATAAAGGACAGGAAATAAATCTTAATGCTTGGCAACAAACTAACAAGATACTGTTTAAACATCTGAAACTTAAAAGTATTAAGAAGACTCCATCAGGTGTAAATGACAGTGGTGATGTAGAGGTGCTAGAGCATTATGGTGATGTTCCATTCTGTGAGCATTTACTTAAGTACAGGAAGTTAAATAAACTTCACTCAACTTATTTAGTAGGTGCTGAGAAAGCTATCTATGATGATGGTCTGATTCATACTAATTACAATTTGCATTTCACAGAGACAGGAAGATTGTCAAGTGATAGTCCTAATCTGCAAAACTTTCCGAAACATGATAATGCTTTTGTTAGAGAGATGTTTATAGTTCCAGAGAATCATTACTTAATGTCCTTTGACTATTCTGGAGCAGAAGTAAGATGTATGGCAATGGAGAGTAGAGACAGGGAGTTGATCAGACAGATTAATGCTAAGTATGACATGCATCAGTTTTGGGCAGACAGGTTATCGAAGATCACAGGAACAGAAGTAAGTAGATTCAGTGCAAAGAATGGTTTCGTATTTCCCTCGTTCTACGGAGCAGGGTTCAAATCAATTGCTAGGAATCTAGAACTAGATCAAGATGATATGCAACAGGCACAGAATGAATTATTTAAGATGTATCCGAGCATTAAGAATTGGCAGAAACAGTTAGAACAGTTTTATAATAAGCATCATTACGTTGAGAGTCTTTTAGGTAGGCGAAGACACGCTCCACTTGACTACAACCAAATGATCAATACACCTGTTCAAAGTCTTGCTAGTGATCTGTGTCTGCTTTCGATGATCGAAGCCTCTAGAGAGGGGTATAAAATTCCGTTGATAATTCATGATGACATAACTTTGTACGTTCATAAAGATGACGTTTTAAAAACTTACAAACGAATAAAGAAGATTATGACTCGATGGGATTACGATTTTATCAACGTAGATTTGGAAATTGAATGCTTGATTGGCACTAACTGGTTCAATCAAAAGGAGTTACAACTGCGTAAAAAAGTTGTATAAATGTTGATTTTTATCTTGACATTTGCTGAGATTATGGTATAATATACTATATAAATAATTGAGAAACTAATGAAAGGAAACAATAATGGAAGAAGCAATTGAAACACTTGCAAGTAAAATAACAGGTCAAACAAGTTCGCAAGAAGCCTTAGAAATTTCACAGGCAATTTTGAATCTGCAAAATGCATTATGTGCTAAAAAAAATAATCGATAGAAAGGGCATACAAGGTAACAACCTCCTTGACAGTGGTCGAAATTTTTATTACCTACATTGATAAAAATATCTGCCTTGTATGCATGTTTATAAGGGTACACATGTTCCAAGGGGGCGAGATTCCCTTGCACGGAGTCTGTGACAAGTTCGATTCTTGTTGTGTCCACAGTTATGAAAGGAGAATGATGAAAATATTACGCACTCGCATTTCTACTGGAAACCGTATCGATGAGTTATCAGTAAAAGATGCAACAACTATTTTACTACCGTTTTACTATCAAGAGTTTATGGGATTAGGATCAAAGTTTCGAACACATATTAGAAATCGTTTAAAAGATGGAGAGCCGATGTTCTCCGAAATTTATTGTTACCAATTGAAAGGAGAATGAATGGTATTATTGTGGATTTTAGGAATGGTGTTTTTTGGGGGGCTTGCTTTAATTGCTTTTTCTGAGTATGATGGTTATGATATTGGTCTACAAGCAGGAATAGGATTGGGTGCGAGTATACTTGGCGGTTTAGCATTGTTGGTCATGCTGTTAGCACTTCCTATACAACGTATGGACACGAAACAACTTATTAGGGATGCAGAGACTACAAGAGTAGTAATTAAAGAAGCAAGAAAAGATGCCTTTGGTGATGTTGAACGTATGGCTTTAATTAGCGATGTGATATCACTGAACAAGCGTATTGTGAATGCCAAATACTGGAATAATACATTCTATGATATTTGGATTAGTGATGAAATAGAAAATTTAGAAATGTTAAAGTGAAAACGAAAGGAAAAAAAGAAAATGGCAAAGAAAGCGAAAGCAAAAAGTAATTTTAACGCAGAGAGATTGAAAGAGAGAATTGAGAATTCAGGAAGAGAAAGTACTACTCATTGGTATTTAAAAACTCCTGAGAATTTGAAAGCATTCAAAACTATAGTTGGAGATAACTTTGTAAGAGTACTCCCTGCTAAGAATGATGCTGATGATTTTGCATATGACATATCTGTTCATTACAATATAGGAGTGGAGAAGTTCAAGAGTGCTTTCCTATGCAGAGAAAAGATGTTAGGAGAAGCGTGTCCTGTATGTGAAGAAAGTAGAAAGCTGTATGCAGCAGGTAGGTCAGAGGATGCTAAAGCATTCAAGATTACTGACAGAACTCTAGTCTTTATAATTGACAGAGACAAACAAGAGGAAGGTGTCAAGATATATGATGCACCTACTTCAAGTGTAGGACACAATTTGGTTAACTTATGCCAAAATAGACGTACAAAAGAAATAACAGATATCAGCGATCCTCTTGAAGGTTTTGATGCTATCATAGTAAGAGAAGGATTAGGTAAGAACAATACAAAGTATACGTCAGTTCAACTAGACCATCCTTCAACACCATTGGGAAGTGACGATCAGATTAAGGAATATCTGGAAGCAGTTCCTGAGTTCAAAGAAGTACTTAACTTTCAGGATTACGATGTGATCAAAGCTGAAATGACAGGAGAAGATACAGCACCTGTTCAAGATCATGATCCTGTAGCTGATGAAGAGCCTACTATTAATGATCCTGATGAAGTTGATGAGAAACCAGAAGTTGCAAATGATTGCCCAGAAGGTTTTGAATTTGGTGAGGACTTTGAAGATGAGGATGAGTGTGAGGATTGCAAGGAAGATGAGAGAAAAACATGGAAAGCTTGTAAGAAACAACACAAAGCACTGAATGATGAAATACCGTTTTAAAGAATAATTATGCGGAGGTTGTCTGCGAAGATATCTTCAAGAAGACACGTTATTTAGGAGAGATTGTACTTGGTAAGAGTTTCATGAACTAATGCTATTTGCAGTCCCTACATAATACAGGTGAGACTCCTGAACTCTGCTCCAATTAAGGGGTAGTGGTGTAAGTAACATATGCAACCGTAGGTTGTGCGATGTGAGGTATCGAGTCCTCACCTACCCACTTTATAGAAAGGAGAAATAATGGAAGAATGGAATAAAGAAACTGCTCTAGATGAGGTTGAGATCAATGAGCATGACATGCAGAACGAATGGAATATGCAGCCAGTGATTTACCTAGAGAACTCTTTAAGGGTGTCTGAGTTGGTTCATAGGAGAGATTCCTTACAGAGAGATAAAATTAAAACAATAAAAGATGTACAAAAGGTGTCCACAGGTAAAGTATTATCTGATGCAGCTTTGGGCAGAGAATTAGATACCGATCAAGAGTTAATTGATTTAAATTTCCAAATCAGTAATGCGAAAGCAAGTGTTAGTGCTTTACAACAGAAGAAAGCTTCATTGGAAAATCTACAAGAACTTTTGATCAATGGAATAAGTGCAGAACCTAAATCACCAGACGAGAAGAAAGCTATGAGAGAACATATACAGAAGGGTGTGAGAGAGAAGAATGGCGAAAGTAAAAAAGGAAGTGGTTAAAGAAACGAGTAAGACTAGAGTAGAGTTTGTAAGTACAGGTTCAGTGTTGCTGAATTTAGCAATGAGTGGAAAGGGTAAGGAGGGCGGTTACGCAAGAGGTCGAATAGTGAATTTGGTAGGAGATGGAAGTTCAGGAAAGACCCTTCTTGCCCTAGAAGCGTGTGCTCAAGTTTATTATAATCTTAATAGAAAGGAGAGTGATTTATTTCCTGCTGTAAAGAAGGTTACAATAGTCTATAACAATGTTGAAGGTGTCATGGATTTCCCTATAGAAGATATGTATGGAGAGGAGTTAGTCAAGGCAATCGAATGGGTAAGATTTGACACAGCAGAAACTGTAGGAAGAGATTACTTGAAGAGAGTAAAAGATTTAAAGAAGGGCGAGTTCTTACTTTATATTATTGACTCCATAGATGCCATGAGTTCTACAGCGAGTAAGAAGAGAGCAGAAGAATCGATTAAAAAAGAGAAGGATCAGGATGGCAGTTATGGTATGGAGAAGCAGAAGTACTTTTCAAGTACTCTCTTTCCTAGAGCTTGTGAATATATGGAAGGGAAAGATGCTACAATGATTTGTATTAGTCAGGTTAGGGAGAACATTAATGCAGGTTTATTTGGTGCGAAGCATTACAGAGCAGGTGGTAAGGCTCTTGATTTCTTTACTCACCAAGTGGCATGGTTGGCACAGGTAGGGAAGCTTAGTAAAGAGTTTAGATCAACTAAGAAGATTTACGGTGTCAGAACTAAAGCTGTTCTTAAACGTAATAAGGTAGCGAAACCATTCAGAGATGCTGAGTTTGACATACTGTTTGACTATGGTGTTGATGATATGGGAAGTATGCTGACTTATTTATACGGTGGTGCTAAGAAGATTATCTGGAATGAAGAAGAGATTGACAGGATTGATTTGATAAAACTAATGGAAGATAATCCTAAAGAGTATGATAAGTTAGTTACCTTAGTCGAGACTGAATGGAATGAAATAGAAGAGAAAATTAAACCTAAAAGAAAAAGGAGGTTTGAGTAGTGGCAGTTATTTGTGGAATAGATGTAGGTTCAGAGAAAAGTGGTGTTTGTATTTGGAATACAGATAAGCAGGAGATTCTGTATTCCAATCATGAGGAGGAGAATGGTACAATCCCTTTTGATATTCATGGGTCATGTTGGGTCACTCATTATGTGATTGAGGATATCAGGAGTTATGGTATGCCTGTAGGAGTGACTACTTTTGATACTTGTAAAGCAATAGGGAGATTTCAGGAGAGATTGGAAAAAGCTAGGCAAGATTATTTTTTAGTATTCAAACCAGAAGTACAGTTACATTTCTGTAAAACATCTAGAGCAAAGGATGCTAATATTGCTAGAGTGTTAAAGGATCGGTTTGGTGAGAAAGGTACTAAGAAAAATCAGGGAACCTTGTACCCACTTAAGAAGCACAGTTGGGATGGGTTCGCTTTATGTATATACTTTGAGGATGTTATTTTGAAAGGATTAAAAAATGGGTAAATTCCCTTATACAAATTTATCTCATGGACACTCTAAAAAGGGAGAGGTTTCATCGACTTACAATTCTTGGAGAAGTATGAAGAGAAGGTGTAATTGTTTAACAGGAAAGAATTGGAGAAATTATGGAAGCAGAGGTATTACTTATTGTGCAAGATGGGATAAATTTGCTAACTTTCTTGCAGACATGGGTGAAAAACCAGAAGGATTTTCTTTGGAAAGAGAAAATAATGATGGGGATTATGAACCGAATAATTGTTCTTGGATATCATTAGCACAACAAGCAAATAATAAGAGAACTAATGGTTATATTACCCATAACAATATCCGAAAAACAGTGGCAGAATGGTCAAGAGTTTTGGGTATCAATGTACGCACACTACGTTCACGAATAAATAAAGGTTGGGCAATTGACAAAGCTTTTACAATTTAGAATGCATTGTGTATTTATTTAGAAGACAATAATTTTTTTAAAGGAGATAAGTAATGAAAAGTAATAATGAAAAGTAATAATGAGAAGTTGAAGCGGATAGCAGGAGCACAGATTTTTGATAACCTGCCAATGGATAAGGTTGAGGATTTCAAACTATTTTACAATGATGTTGTAGGGGAATTTGGTGAAATGGTGAAGAAACCAATGGTTACAGAAGATGGTCGTAGAAGAGTAGAAGCTGTCCTTACTATTGATGGAAGAGAGTATCACGGTCATACAGTCTGCAGTAAACATGATAATTTTGATAAGAAGAAAGGTCGAAAGATCGCTTTAATACGAGCTTGTAGAGCATTTTGGGAAAATAATTACGTTATATGATTAAACAACTAACAATTGAGAATTTTCAGGCACACAAGAAAACTGAACTCAGCTTTGATGATGGAATCAATGTCATTATTGGACAATCCGATTCAGGCAAAAGTGCTATCATCAGAGCACTCAATTGGGTGATAAACAACAAACCATCAGGTGAGGCTTTCAGAAGTAAATGGGGTGGTGATACAAAGGTTATATTGGGTATAGGCTCAGAATCTATTGAAAGAGCTAAGTATAAAGATAATATATATTGTGTGCATTCTGATGAACGAGACATGGTTTACCGTTCATTTGGGCAAAGTGTGCCTACAGAAGTCAAAGAACTTTTAAACTTCTCCTCCTTAAATATAGCGAATCAGTTCGATTCTCCTTTTCTGTTAGCTATGTCGGGGGGAGAAGTTGCTTCATATCTGAATAATATAGTTAATTTAGATAAGATAGATATTTCCCTAGCTAATATAAATAAGACCCTAAAAGACGAAAAAACGGTCTGTGCAAGGGTAAAATCGGAGCTAGAAGCCACGCAAATCCGTTATGCAGGGTTTGACTACCTCGAAAAAGCCGAGGCTTCCCTGATCGAAATAGAGGCACTTGAGGAAGAGAGAATTGAAAGAGTAACTAAGGTTAATTTAAACAAAACCATAGTAGAAAGCATTAAAAACTGTCAAAAAGAGCTTAAAAAGTACTCTGGTGTAGTTGATTGTAAGAAGGAAATCGATTCAATTGAGAGAGAATTAAAGGAATTAGATGAGAAAAAGGAGAAGTTAGAGGATTTAAAAGCAACCGCATCAACACTCACTGATATACAGACCGATATAATTTACCAAAAAATGAAGAGAGATTTAGATAAAGAAGAATTTGAAAAGTTAATGCCTGAACAATGTCCTTTATGTGGAAGGGGTGATTAATATGGAAACAACATTAAATTTACATCAAGGTTTCGGACAATGTGGAGAATCATTGGATTTCAAGGTTAATCTATTTCCTGCAGGAGAATGCTATATTAAAATAGATGTTCCGAGTAATACACATTCTTGTCGTATAAATAGCAGATGTAATAATTCAGACGATATAATGGATTGCCCTGTACAACCTGAGAAGATAGTGATCACAAAAACTCCTATTTTTGATGGTGATGTATTTGACCCTCACTTTAGCAATAGTAATGTGGTAGCTAGATTTAGTAATTTCAAAGATGCTATTATTTTTATTCAATCAAAGAGATTGGTTAATGGTCTAGAGTATACAGGAGTGATTGATGAAAGGTAATGTAAGTGCGATTCTTTCCGCAGATTGGCATATCAGAAGTGATAGACCAGTATGTAGAACAGATGATTATATGAAGGCACAAATGAACAAACTGCAATTCATATATAATCTATCCCTGCAACATCTATGTCCTATAATTGTAGCAGGTGATTTTGGGCATAGACCAGTATGGGGAGATAAGTTACTTAATTGGTTTATGGATTTTGATTTTTATAAAGCAAAGGTAGTGACAATAGCAGGACAACATGATCTCCCTAACCACAGATTAGATAAGTGGGAGGAAGCAGGATTGGGAGTGTTAAGTAAGTCAATGGCTAACTTTCGTGTCATGACTAATGATTTTAATTATGATGATAAAATCCAAATACATGAGTTCCCCTATGGGAAAAAGATTCAGGGATTTACAGAAAGTGCTAGGAAGATTAATGTAGCCCTAGTTCATCAAATGGTTATCAAGTCTCAGGATGAGAAGCTATGGTTTGATCAGAAAGCAGATCACGCTAAAAGATTATTAAGGAAGTTTCCTTGTTATGATTTAATAGTATCTGGTGATAATCATCAGTCATTTACAGTAGAACATGAAGGTAGGCTTCTTGTCAATGCAGGTTCATTAATGCGTATGAGTGCGAACCAAATTGATCATAAGCCCTCTGTATATCTTTGGTACGCAGAAGACAATACGGTGAAAAGAGTCTACCTTCCTATAGAAGAAGATGTTATTGATCGAAGTCATATTGATATAGCTAAGAAAAGGGATGGTAGAATTGATTCATTTGTGAATAGATTGAATGAAGCTTATGATATTGATTTCAATTTTGAGAAGAATTTAGAAGAGTTTTTCACTAAGAATAAAGTGAATGACAAAACAAAAGAAAAGATATGGGAGAGTCTTGAATGCCAATGATAGATAAGTTAACTACTATAAAGGAACGAATAGAACTCCAGAACACTAAGGTCATCAGACTTGAAGGACAAGAGGAAGCTTACTTTAAACATCTTAAAGATGAGTATGGTTGTGATTCTTTTGAAGAAGCAGATAAGATTATAAAAAAAGAAATAACAGCTATCAAGAAACTCGAAACTAAACTTGAAAAGAAAATTGATAAGTTGGATGGGATGCTAATAAATGAATAAAATATACAAATTGAGTAATGGAACTTATGTGTCTCTGGATACTATAGTGGCAATAGAGCCTCCCTATGACTTGTTTCTTATGTATAATAAAGAATGCAGTTTTAGGATCATAATGCAATTACTTGAAAAACCAATCGAAGTATTTTGGGAAGTGCCACTTGTAACAGGGCAGTATGATAATCAAAGCACTTATAATTTCCTTGCAAAAAAGGAAGCAGAGAAAACACTTAGTCTAGTGAACGAACAACATAGATTATTAGTTGAAGCGTGGACAAAATATAAACAAAGATGGTGGAAATGATTAAAGAACTTAGATCACAAATAGATCAGGAAAAAGGTAAGAGAGATGAAGTCAAAAGGACTCTTCTAGAACTGGATAATAATAGAAAGGTTCTTAAGAAATCTATTAGACGTTCAGAAGAAGCTCAAGCCATTATACAAAAGGTAGCTAAAGATACTCAGAGTCAGTTAGAGATTCATATTTCTGATATAGTCACTATGGCTCTAGAGACAATCTTTGACGATCCGTATGAATTCAAAATTGAATTTGTTGTGAAGAGAAATAAGACTGAGTGTGAGTTGTTATTTGAGAAAGACGGTGAGAAAATCAACCCCCTTACCGCAAGCGGAGGGGGTGTAATTGATACTGTTTCTTTTGCATTACGGATTGCTTTGTGGACTTTGCAAAACCCTAGAAGCAGGAACACAATTATATTAGACGAGCCATTCAAGTTTCTCTCTAAAGACCTTCTTCCTAGGGCATCAGAATTATTAAAAGAATTATCAAAGAAGCTTAACCTTCAATTCATCATTGTAACTCATCTAGATGAGTTAACAGATTGCGCAGATAAAACTTTTGATGTTAAGATTAAGAAAGGCGCATCTCATGTTAAAGAAAGTTAAAAAAGAAGCTTAAAACTGAAAGTCTACAGTGTCTTCGTCTAAATCTCCATGACCAGTTGTGGTATGATTTCCAGTAGCATCAAGAGCTGTCCACCCATCGGTTCCCTTGCTTCCAGAAACCACAGGCTCTGCTCCATGTATTAATAATTTTGTAGAACCATCAACTGTGTGTTGTTCAGTTGGAGCTGTTATTGTATCAGACAGCCCTACATTTGGTGCAGCACCAAAAGGATTGCCATGATAAATCCTTATCTCATCTTTATTGCCGTTGAAGAAATTGCTTGAGGCATTCCAGCATCCAATGTTAAGTTGTGTAGTGATTGAAGAAATAGTGCTTGGGTCATCAAGGAAGCTTACCTGTGTATCGTCTACATATATACCATACTCGTCAACAACTTTTATGAAAGCCAGATGATGCCAGTTTGTGTCTGTTATTTCGCCACCAAGAGGCATATCAATTACTTCAGTGGAGTCTATAACAGCCATCTTAAACCCACTGCCATGTACATGCTGGAAATTCCATGCCAAAGTACCGTTTCCTTGATTCATTATATACTCAGTGCCAGTATGTACGGCAAACTTTACAAACAGGTCAATGGTCATATTAGATGTGTCGGTAAATAAATCCCAATCAGAAGAATCTGGTGCAGATTTAAAATCGCCAGTACCATCAAAAATGTAAGAAGTGGCATCCGCAGATACACCTACAGCACCACCACTACCAAAACCGATCAAATGTGTACCCATCAATCTATAACAAACTCTTTTGTGCTGTTCAAATTGAGCAGGAGGGCTTAACCTTGCAGTAAAATCTGCTTCAAAATCTGCAAGATGATCGTTTAAATATAGCCCACATTTCTTTTTTGACCATGCCATGCTATACAGAATCCTCCCCTCTTAATATTAAACGAGCATTGATGACATCCCAATCAGTCTCAGGAAAATCATTTCTTTTTAATGGTGCAGGATTATTTGCAATCGCAGCCATTATCCTCTCAACCATATCAAACAACATTTCATTAGTTGCTTTTATCTTTCCAAGTGTGACAGTCTGTAGTTCATCAGGTGATAATGGTATAACGTCATACCCAAGTACTCTTTGCACTGTTGGAGAAACATCAATATCTAAATCTGATAAGTCTGGTTGAGTAATAGTCCTGACAGCTTTATGAGTCTCTCTGTCATAAACAGGCATGTCCTCTTTAACAATCTCAATCCATACATGAGGTTTATTCAATGGCATATTGATATTGTCAAACTCTTTAACTTTTAAGACCTTGCCAGTTGCCCTGTCAATCTTTGCATATCTCATATTATGTGTCCTCTCCTTGATCTGTATTAAATGTTACATGTGTTCCAATGAATAACATATCTTGAGTCATATCATCGTTCCCATCAGAAACATCACGGAATAATCTTAGATATACCATATCAAAATCAGCCGGAGTGCCACCAATAGTGACTGCGGTACTTTCCGCAGCTGTTAATTGTTCGTAAGCGGCTCCTTGTGCATCATCTGTAACAACTACTGGAGTTCCACCAGAAAACACTTGATCTATACTTTCATTATCACTTACCGCTATTCCCTGTAAAGCTATAGCAACCCCTGTTGATACTGCGCCAGAAGTAGTCCATTGTGGTTGGAATGTGAGTGTTCCTAAATTCCAAGACTTCGGAAACATAATTCCGACTTGAGCATGCTCGTCTGCACTTGCATCAAATGCAAGTGCTTGTACATCTGGATTACCAGCAGTAGTTTCAATATCTGCAATTGCAGCGCACCCATTTGATGTAGTTGGCCTCCACGCATTTGCTGGAATCCATATAGTATGTTTACCTATAGTAGAAGAGAATGAATTAAATATTAATCTCCAATCTCCTGCTGCATATTCATAAAATCCAAGAATCTGCCCGGCTTGAGTTAAAATATCCTTACCTTGTGGCAATACTAAATCAGTTGCATGATGTGTAACAGTTAATGCTCCATCGAATTGTAAATACTTAGTTGAGCCAATACCAAGTGCATTGATTGAAGTAAATGTAGTTGTACCTGTAACATCATTAAACAAACCATCTGCAAGTACTGGCAATGCAGTTGCACTCGCAATATCCGCACCAACTGCATAAAACCCTGTAGATATTTTCCATAATACTATCCATGCACTGTTACCTGTATTTCTTTGCTTCATCAAATCATTTGCAGTGTCAGCCCATGTTTGAAATGCAAACGTGGTAGAGGGTGCAGTTGCACCAGAACTGTGAGTGACTAATGCACCAATCTGAGAATTCATATCTGCTCTCACTGTAGCACCATCCGCATTGGCTATATTCATATCATCTTGTGACATTATCTACTCCTCCTAAATAATAATTCTTCCTCTTCTCTAATTTTTAAATTTTCCTCATACCATGTCAACCACTGTGAGCATTCACTAGGCATGATTTCTACTACTTCACTATCTATAACAGCTTTCATAAATAGGTACCATACCCTCTCCTTTGTCACTTGTGGTTTCTTTGGTTTTGCAAAACCATGCCCAAATGGGACAAATTGTTTCGTTTCCTCGTTATACCAATACCTGCCATCTGCAACTAGATCACAATTATCTGGAACAACTACATCATCATCCTCAACTTCTTCTTTGTCCTTGTATCCTATTAAGGATTTCTGTTTCCCTATTAATTCAAACACCGCCACTTTAGGCATCTTATAATTCCTCCGCTATAACTTGTAATTTACTTACTAAAATATTAAATGATGTATCTGTGGTTGTCAATTGGCATCTGAAATCGAAACCTCTCGCATTAAATTCTGCACTATCTAAATCATTCCATGCTGTCCACGATGCTGCTGACGTAGCAGGATCATCATCTGTCTGCCTTACCTGTACTTGTGCTGTTGCAGGAGCACCTCCATCACCATCCCAATCTTCTCTATCATCCACATTACCTGCCCATGAATCCATTAGATCAATCAGACCAGTAATTACTACAGTCAAATCAGTAGTTAGCCTTACAGCCTTAACAGTAGTTAAATCAAACCCTGCAGCAAAGTCGTATGTTCCTGAAGTCTCCATTCCTCCTTCACTATCCCAATCTGCTATTGTATCTACATCTGTCCAAGTATCCATTAAACCTGCTGCTGAAAGTTTAAGTATTCCATCAGGGGCAGCAGTATTTGTATGAATTCCTGAGAAAGCTGTTTCCTCCACTACATCAGATGCTGCAGAAGAGAATGCTTGAATTGTAGCTTGCTTAGTATCTACTTTAGCTACATCACTTGATCTCCCTCCCTTATCAAATACTTTTGCTAAGTAAGTTCCGGGTTTTAGGGGTAACTGTGCTATTAAATCTGACCCCTTTGCTGTTGTACCTATAGAAACTGATTCAGACCAAGAAGCATTCGCTTCATCTAGTTCATCTGAATGCCTGAATTGAACCGTTCCACCAAAAAGTACATCTAAATCTGTAGGAGTACTCCATCTAAGTAAAGCAGAGCCTCCAAAAGCTGATATAGTTAAGTTAGCTAAAGCTGATGGTGCAGATGTCTGTCCAATAATAAGGACACCATTTGCATAAGACCAATTTCCATTTACAATAAAGTTAGGACTTGTGGCTTGAAGTCTTACATCATAGGTCTCTCCCTCTAATACATCTCCTAATATAATCTCAGAAGCTGATTGGGAGATTATAGTGGCATCAGCCCACTCTCCAGAACTACTTGTTACTCTGATTTGAGCATTAATTGAAGCATCAAACACATTAGCTATTGGGACAAAACTGACTCCCAATCTAGAAAGTAAAGTATTACCTACTCCTATTTCTAATATACTCTCATCAGTTCTAGTTGATAAAATAGTTACATCAGGTAAAGGACTAGGAACGACTATCTTTGAATCAAAATCAGGTATAGTACTTGTGTCTGCTGTATAAACTGCTGCTGAATTAGGTACTATATTTAATCTAGCTGCTAATTCATTCTGTGGCTCTGCTGAAAGTAAAAGTCCTTCAATTGTCTCTGAACCTGAGATTCCAAAACTAAACATGTCTCCCACTATAGGTGCACTAGCTGCTGCTATAACACTATCAAAAGTAACACTTGTTTGATCACCTACATCAAGAACAACTGTCTTTACTATCTCTTGGTCAGATACAGTTCTTATAGACACACCATAAGCATTCCCTAACTCCATAGTAAGTATTTCATCACAGGTAAATCCTGTCATGTCTCCTGCACTATTTGATACAATAGTCTTAATTCTACCAGAAGCTATTCCCACTACTAGAACATCATGAGTAACCAAAACCATGTCACCCTTCTTAGCTGTAATCCATTCAAAGTCTGTGCTTAAAGACCATCTTTCAGGTCTCAATCTTATTTGTGCTAATGCGAACCTACCATTCTTCCATACATGATCAGTATTAGTTATGCCTATAGCATCCATCTGTTCAAACACTGTAGCATTTGCAGAAGTGTAGCCATCATCATAAACTATTCGTTCATCTGACAACCATTCTTTATCTCTATTAGCAAACCTCATTCTTAATGCGTGAGGAGCATCGGGAAAAAGTTTCTCTGCTTCAAATCCCCAAGAGTTTACTGGAGTGAAATGCTGTGTAGGTACAGTTTTAGCCTTATCAATAGCAACTCCCCACTTGCCATCTATCTGTGTAACTGAGCCTCTACCTGCAGAAACAATAGTTGTCAATGTATCAAATACACTAGCTTGGAAATCTCGTACCATATTGAACTCAAAACTGTTAGTATCACAGTGAGACCAGAATTCTTCTACACTATCTAAGTCAATTCTGCTTTCAGCTACAGCACTATCATTACCTACTCCTTCTAGAACATGTCTAAACAGGGAAGCAGGATTACTGGTTAATGCATCAGCCCAAGATGACCCTCCAAATTCTGGAGCGTAAGATTGTGTAGTGGCACTAAGATTACTTATGACTCCATTCAACTGATCTGTCGCTCTAATAGAAATAGCTGTAGTAGCTAGAGGGTGTGAAAAGTTTATTGGGTCTTCGTTAGTTATTGATCTCAAAGTTGTCCAAGTAGCTACATCAAATACTTTATCATCTGTTAGTAAATCTACAGATGTTCTTCTTACTCTTACATCATATTTTCCTCTAGTACCCGTAGACCATCTAAAACCATGCCTCACAGCTTGGAGTTTGTTATTAGTCAAAGTTATGTTAGAACCTGATATAGCTGAACTAGAAACTGTTTTGGCTGTGTAGGTTGGAGCACTCCATGAGTTAGCTCCTGAAACGCTATACTCTATCGCATGTGTTACAGTAATAGGTATTTTTGCTCCTTCTCCAGTGTATTGAGCTAAACCAGAAGCCCATACTAAATCCACACTGATCTCATCACAATTATCTTGAGTGGTTCTCGTAGTCCAACTATCTGTAGCTGTCAAAGTGATTGTGAAATCATCTTGTGACACTGTATCTGGGTAGATTGTATGAGCACTATCTCCTGACACTCCTTCATTTGTTTCTATTGTCACATCATCAAATTCTGTTATAAGTGTATGACCTATTTTGATATTTGATATATCTAATCTGCCGTATCCCCATATCACCATCATCTTGAGGTATTGGTCATTTCCTACTATCTCTGTATATGTTTGAGCACCTAAAGGAGGCACATTTTTATGCTTTCCTAACACCATTGGTATTGGTGCGAAAGGTCTTAAAGTATTACTCGCTCCCTCTATAAATAATGTAGGACTTTCTCTGAAAGAGTCTGTACTAGAAAGTGATCCCAGACTAGGAGAAGAAACACTAGGAGGAGGAGATAAGGCATTTATAGCCAACATACCTACTCCAGAAACAGCAGCGAATATTAAAGATGAAGATATATAAGTACCTGACCAACCGAATGCACCTACAAGTGAAAGAGAACTACCACCACTAGGAGCAGCCAATGCTGCTGCAACAACAAACACAGCTACTTGTGCTATAACTTTGATGGGGCTTTTACTACTGCTTCCACCGCCTCCTCCACCTCCACCGCCCATAGGTATGGTTCTAATAACTACAACACTGTTCTTTTCTGGGACTATATCCCAATCGTTTATGTATTCATCATTTATACATACATGTGCACATCTTCTCAAGAAAGGATCAGGTTGCACCATTTCAGTTATTTCTGAAATAGACATTCCCTCATTCACTATCTTGTCTATACCTGCTGCTTTAAAGGGATGCGGTACTGCTATGATTCTTAGTTTATTTTCTGCTTCTTCTGGAAGCATTAAATTATTCTCCGACATAACGATAAATTCCCTCTATTCTTCTAAAATTTTTAATTCTTTCATAAGTTGTACCTGTACCATGCTCTGTATGAAGCATCATTTTATCTGTTACTGCAAGTCCTACATGGCATGTCCTACCTGCTGCGTAATACATAATGCCATCTAAAGGTTGAATGTCATCTACTTCTTTCCAATACTTTTCTATTCCTTCTGCAAATAATCTTTGCAGTAAGATTCTGTCTTTCACACTGTACGCTATTTTATCATACTTAATCAATTCCACATTCTTTACTTCTTTGTATCCTTGATACAAAAGTCCATAACAGTCCCACCCACTCCAATCTCTTCCATGTGGTTTGAATGACACACTCACAGCTTTTTTTGCAAATTCTTCTATGTTCATAGTTTAAAATATTGAAGGAAAAAATGCAGGTGACATCTGACCTGCAGGATAAGGTTCTGCTTCCATGTTCTCACCAACTAACTCTCCACTTAAAGTGGTGAAGTCCCAATGTACATTTCTTAATGTTAGAGGAGCAAATGTTATTTCTAACGTGTCTGGTGCTGCTGCTCTTATTACAGAAATAGTTATTGTTGGAGGTGTAGTTATATTTCTAATATGTGTAGAAATTTCTCTAGAAACATTATCAATAGTCACAGTAGACCTCGGTGGAGCATTCTCCTTGCTATCAGGTAAAGTTATAGTAAATGGCATTGCTGTAAAGACAACACTATTGCTAGTAATATTCTCATTGTTATTAACCAGATTTATATCAGATATGTCAGCGTGAGATACAGTTAACAATATTAAGAATACATCTGATGTCTCTCTTAAAAATGCTTGTTGTTTTGTAGTGTCTGTAATAGCCATTTTATGGTAGTATCTCCAATTCTAATTTAGACTCCCATATTCTTGTAGCCGTAGTAGAGCCATCACAATTAGCCAACAGACTCCATGATGGAGGTGTTTTAAACCTACATGTGATAGCTGAGTCATCCACTGGATCAGTCCATGTAAATGTAGCCGAACCTTCTGCTGTAGTAGTGATGTAGAAAGTGTCAAAGGTAGCTCTCTGTGTCCCATTAAGTATCATCTTAATACTCAGGTTCCTTACTGCAGCCGTAAACTTTTTACGCACCTTTGGTGCTCCCTGATCCATAGATGACCTCGCTAATGCGTTCTGTCTAGAATCAGTTATGTCCATGAATCCTTGTTGTGGTAGTGATACAGGCCACGCTGCCATATGTTATCTCCCTGTTAGTTTAGTATTCATTCCTGCGAATGTATTTGTTAATTTACTGAAAGTCTTCGTTCCCGGTCTTATGTTCTGTGCAGTCATTTCATCAAGAATTACGTTAACACTCTTTCCACCTGCCCCATCATCTTTCTCTTCTGTCTTAGTTCCTTCTGGTGCTCCTATAACATTCACTGTCACGTTAGAACCACCTTGGAAATCTTTGAACCTATCGAGTGGTATTAATGCTTCTGCTCCTGCCTCACCAAAAGTTCCGAATGTAGGTTTCGTAGCTACACCGCCCTCTGCTGCTTGTATGCCTAGCCCTGCATTATTTAGTTTGAAATTTGAAGGCAGACTATTTGGTACTGATGGAAGACCTGCATCGGGAGAACTATTGCCAAATTTAGAAAAGATATCACCTATTAATCCTCCTCCTGAACCACCTCCTGCTGCACCAAACAAACCTCCCAAAATAGGCTGTACAAACTGTGTTTTAATAGCCATTTGTATGATCATTCTAGAGAATGATTCTAAGATATTTCCAAAGGTGACTTCTGCACCCATAACCATATCAGTCATAGTGTCAGTGAAATCATCGCCAAAATTCTTAGCTGCTGATGCCATAGTTTGAAAAGTCTGATCGTTCTTTAATCGGATTTGCTGCAAGCCCTTTGTTCTGAACTCATCAAAATCTTTTTGGCTGATCAGTTTCTTACGAACCAATATTTCAAACTCTTGTGCCTCTCTCTGAAACTGCACAATTGCAAAATCTGTAGAACTTTTTGTAACCTTATCATAGTCAGATTTAAATCTTTTTATTTCTGCACCAAAAGATACTAGGTCAGATTTTAAGTTCTCTGCTGCAGAGGAACCTGTGCCACCTTTAGGAATATCTTCTCTGCTAAGACCACCTCTGAGATCATTCATATTACCGCCAGAAGATATGAAAATCTCACTTTGTTTCTCTAATTCTCTCATACCCTCTCTGATTTTTTTTGCTTTCTCCATTTCCTTGATGAAAGCATCCAAGCCAGCAATAGCTATTCTGAACCCAGGGAGGAATAATACGTTGAGCACACCTGAATTTTTTAATGATATAAAGATCTTAGCAAATAGGGTTAAGGATGAAAGCAACTCTCCACCAAATGCCAGTTTCAAGTCATTCATATGCTCAACAAAAACTTTCATCTGTTCATTGAAGAGTTTTTGAGCCTCCATAGTTACTCTGTCAGTAATTCCTGCTTTACCCGCAATTTCAGCAGCATCTTCTTGTGCTTTAGCTTTTTGGTTCAGAATAGCTGTTGCTGCCCTCAATGCACGAACATTTTTGAAAATGATACTTAATTCTTCTGCACTGGCATCCTTAAATTTTAAAATGGATTCTATAAGCTTACCATTTTTTATAGCTGTTGAATTTAAGGTAACACCGAATTTTTCAAAGGCTAATCTTTGTGAGTCTATTGACTGTGTCTGTGTAAATGTTTTTATCAATGCAGCAAATTGCACAGCAGTCTTAGGAGCACTTTTCGCTACCCTGCTAATCATTGCGAAACCTTGTCCCAAGTCTTGCAATGAAACACCTGCTGATTTGGCCACACCAATTACCGTGCCAATGTTTTTCGCTAAATCCTCTAAAGTCAATCTACCACGTTTTTGTGTGGCGAATAGGAAATCAGTTGCCTCTGTAGCATCCTTTAACTCATTCCTGTAAAGTTGGAAAGTTGAGATGGTGGCAGATGTTGCAGTAGTTACGTCAGTAAAACCTCCGACTGCTAATTTAGCAGAAGCTCTTAAAACATCCATAGCTTCTGATGCAGGAATTGTGGCATCAATGATATCTTTCAAACCAGTAGCTAAATCTATTTTTGATCTCCCGAACTCCTTAGATAAATCTATGACACCACTTCTGAATTCCCCAAATACTAAATTTGAGTTCTCCATAAGTGAATTGATTTTTCCTAGTGACTCTTCAAAATTACCTGCTTCTTTTACAGCAGAACCAAATATTTTTCCTACTAAAAGAGCACTTACCGCACCAAAGGCAATTACTGCAGACCTAGCCGAAAGAATAGACTGCTTCATAGTTTTGAAACCAGACGTACTCTTTTTGGTAAATCCCTGCACCTGTCCTTGAGCCTTTTTAACTGCTTTTTCAAGTTTAAAAGTTTGCCCATCAATTACAACTGTTAATGTTCCTATATTAGCCATATGTTATTCTTCCTTTTTTATCATTGACCTCATCATGCCAACATGGTCTTCGGATGTTTGTTTCATTCTACTTCTCTTGCCCTCATATAATTCAGGCATAAAATCAAATGGTGTAAACTGTTCTTTTCCTTCTTTTAATTTCAAGTTGATCAGTAAGCTACAATACCTACCAATTCTACTCCACTCAGCTTCCTCACCAAATGGTTCTACTGCGTAGTAAATTTCCCAATCACTAAGTTGTTTCGAAGTCAGACCCTCCATTAAATAATCTGGATGTGGGAATCCTAAAGCCAAACAAAGTCTGAATTTAATAAGGTTGCTTGGCTTCTTTAGTTTTTTACTAGCTCTTCAACTTCTTCTTTTTTAAGTCCTGCAAGTCTTTGTCCTGCTTCGAATAATTTATCCATTGCAGAAGCTGATTTCTTTCCTAGATCAATCAAATCCATTTTATTAAACATAAGCTTTCCTTTTTCGTCAACTACTGTAGCTGCTACGAATTTAGCTCTTATGTTTTCAAGGTCTGCTTGATCACCACTTATCAACTGCTTCTCAAATTCATCTCTCTCTTTAGCTGTGATAGTTCTTACCTGTACGTCACCACCCCACTCTTCAACGTGGACTGTTTCAGTCTTTAAATCTTGTGCTTGCATTATTTGTTCTTTTGTTAAAAATCCCATTTTAAAACTCCTATGGTTAAGGTCAAAAAATTATTATGATGTTTCTGTAATCTGTCCGTCAATCTTAATTGTTACACTCATTGTGATTTTATCATCCAATGGTATACTCTTACTGATAGATGTCACCCATCCAGAGAAAGCAAACTCTGTGTTCCCTGTATC